TAGTATTCGGGCTAAGTTCGGTAATGATCCTGCCCGTTTCCTTGATTTCATGCAGAATGCTGATAATCGTGACCGCATCGTCAAGATGGGTCTTGATGCTTCGCATCTTCCTCCTAGGGCTCCTGAGCCTGTCCCCGCAGCCCCTGCTGCTCCCGTAGTCCCTACGGTTTAAAACGCGCCCTCGCGTTTCTAGGCACCTTCGGGTGCCTTTTTTTATATTTATATATTTATATTTTATATTTATCGTCTAGTTCTACTTGGTTTTTCCCTAATGTGACGATTTTATCTGCGTTTTGTCGCAGTGTGGCTATCGTGAGAGAGCCCTGACCAATTCTCCCACTTGATGTAATTGGTCTGACTGACACTCACTTGTGAATGTGTCTGTCTTTCTTAGGTATTTTTACCTATCTTTTTTATTTATTTCCTTTATTTTTTTATTTCTTTTATTTATTTATTTTATTTATTTTATTTTTATGTTATTTATGTATTTCCTTTTATTTTATTTATTTATGGTATTTTTTATGAATCGTCGTCCTATGTCTCGTTCTTCTTCGCGTCGTTCTTTTACTAAGGGGGCAACTCGTGTGCATTCTTACAATATTGTTAAATCCCCTATGCGTGGTGGTATTCGAATGTAATTCGGGCGTTTATTACTATGCCCTGTTACCACCCTTTATCTGCTAAGCAGTCTCCTCACGGGGGGCCTCTTGTTTTTCGTGATGCCCCTCCGTCTTATGTTCATATTCAAGTTCCTTGCGGTCAATGTATTGGCTGCCGTTTAGAGCAGTCCCGTCAATGGGCTATGCGTTGTGTCCATGAGGCTTCTCTCCATGAGAACAACTCCTTTATCACTCTTACTTACAATGATGATAATTATGAACCTTCTCTCAACCCTGATGACCTCTCATCCTTTATTAAGCGTCTCCGCTCTCGCATTGCTCCTGAGCCTGGTCAATTTATTACTAATTTTACTGACCTTCCGTTTTTGCTCAATCCTCAACGCATCAAGTTCTTTGCATGCGGTGAATATGGTGACCAGTTATCTCGTCCCCATTTCCATGCGTGTATCTTTGGTTTTGATTTCCCTGACCGTGTACCTCACAGTGTTCGTGACGGTGTTCGATTGTTTCGTTCTAAGTTCTTAGAAGATGTCTGGCCTTTTGGTTTTTCTACTGTCGGCGATCTCACTTTCGAGTCTGCTGCTTATGTTGCTCGCTATGTCGTTAAGAAAGTTAATGGCGATAAAGCCTATGATCATTACTCTGTTGTTGATGGCTCCACTGGTGAGCTCAATCATCTACGCCCTGAGTTTATTCGTATGTCCCGTGGTGGCCGTTCTGGTCACGGTATTGCTTATGATTGGTATAAGCGTTTCTCTTCTGATCTTGAGAAGGACTATCTTGTTATGCGCGGCGTAAAGATGCGCCCTGCCAAATATTATGATCGTATTTTGCATGATGAGGATATCTTTTCCTCCGTTGTTGTTAAACGTAACCGTAAGGTTTCTGCTAAAGAATTGTCGAAAGACAATACTCCTGACCGTCTAATTGTTAAAGAGACAATCAAGCGGTCTAAACTTAAACAACTCAAACGAGGGCTACACAATGTTACTTAATATGTATTCAATTTATGATTCTAAATCTAAAGTTTATTCAAAGCCGTTCTACTGTCTTAACCAAGACATAGCTTTGCGTTCTATTGTTGATCTTCTTACTAACGGTGATTCTGATCCTCGCCGTCATCCCGAAGATTTCCATCTTTATTATATTGGCGAGTTTGATGATTCTACTGGTGTCATTATTTCTTGTGATGGTGCTCAACACCTTTTCAAGTTTATTGATATTCCTTTACCTAACCCTGTTCCTGATAATCAATTATCTTTATCTGTTTAATAATGTTTAATTGCGCCGGTTGTGGTCGTCATTATCCCTTTGCGCTCTATGCGTGTCGGGATCTTGATTACCCCGACTGGTGTATTTTATGTGTTTCTGATTATGAATCTTTTTTTCATGAAAAGTTATACAACCACCCACCCAAGTCCCTTTATCTGAGGTCTATTTTATGAAGTCTGTTATGCAACACAATTTTTCCCGTGTTCCAAAAGCCGAGATTCCTCGGTCTTCCTTTAACCGTTCGCACGGTGTCAAGACTACTTTTGACGCTGGTTATTTAATTCCCTTTTTTGTCGATGAAGCTCTACCTGGTGATACCTTTAATCTTCGCACTGCTGGCTTCACTCGTATGGCTACGCCTATTTTTCCTGTCATGGATAATATGTTTCTTGAAACATTTTATTTTGCTGTCCCTTTTCGTTTAGTCTGGGCTAATTTTAAGCGTGCTATGGGTGAACAAACTTCACCTGGTGCGTCTACTGATTTCACAACTCCTCAACTCGTTTCACCCGCTGTTACTGGTTATGCTGAAGCTTCTCTTTTTGATTATCTCGGTCTACCTACTAAAGTTCCTGATCTCTCTCATTCTGCACTTTATACTCGTGCATATAATTTAATTTGGAATGAATGGTTCCGCGATCAGAATTTACAAAACCCTGTTGTCGTCGATACAGACGACGGCCCAGACGCTGTTGCTGATTACACTCTTCTTCGTCGTGGTAAGCGTCATGATTATTTTACGTCTTCACTTCCATGGCCTCAAAAGGGTGTTGCTGTTGATATTCCACTCGGTACTTCTGCTCCTGTTATTGGTATGGGTAAGCTTAACCAAGTTTATGGTGGTGCTCAGAATGTCTATGAGACAGATGGTACAGGTACTACTGCCTACGCTGCTGCTGCTCGTATGGATGCTTCTTCTGTCAACGAACAATTCTATGTTGAAGATGACCCCAACAATGCTGGTTTTCCTAACATTCGTGCTGATTTGCAGAACGCTTCTGGTGCTACTATCAACGCTCTTCGTCAAGCGTTTCAAGTCCAGAAGATGTACGAGCGTGATGCCCGTTCCGGGTCAAGATACACGGAACTCGTGCTATCTCATTTTGGTGTTTCTTCTCCTGATGCCCGTTTGCAACGCCCTGAATTTTTAGGCGGTGGTCAAACTACTATTAATTTCCATCCTGTTGCTGCTACTGCAACAACTTCTACTGATCTTGGTGAATTAGCTGCTTTTGCTACTGGTGCATTTCAAGGCCATGGTTTTTCAAAGTCTTTCACTGAACACACTATTGTGATGGGTTTTCTTAATGTTCGTGCTGATCTTAATTACCAACAAGGTCTTAACCGTATGTGGTCTCGTTCTGATCGTTTAGATTATTACTGGCCTGCTCTTTCTCAAATTGGTGAACAAGCTGTTCTCAATAAGGAGATTTATGCTGTCGGTTCTGCTACTCCTGGCCAAGACGATGCCGTCTTTGGTTATCAAGAACGTTTCGCTGAATATCGCTACAAGCCTTCTATTGTTACTGGCTTATTTCGTTCTAACTGTACTGCTTCTCTGGATGCTTGGCATTTATCACAAGACTTCGCTTCACTTCCTGTTCTGAATGCTTCTTTCATTGTCGACAACCCTCCTGTTGATCGTGTTATTGCTGTCTCTGGTGAAGTCGCTTTTATCGGTGATTTTTATCATCAACTTACCTGCGCCCGTCCTATGCCTCTCTATGGCGTACCTGGCTCTATTGACCGGTTTTAATTTATGGCTTTCGCTGATCCTGATACTGGCTTCGAAGATGTAGGTCCTCTTTTTCAAGGTCTGCTCAACTTCTATGGTCAAGAGCGTGCAAACGATGCAAACGCGCAACAAGCGCGTTTAAATCGTAAGTTTCAAGAGCGCATGTCTAATACTGCTCACTTTCGTGAGGTTCTTGATCTTCGTCGCGCTGGTCTCAACCCTATCCTGTCCGCCACTGGCGGATCTGGTGCTTCAACTCCTTCTGGCTCTACTGCCCAAATGGAGAATTCTATTGGCGCTGGTCTTAATGCTTATCAAACTGCTGCTTCTGGTACTTCTTCCCGTAATCTTCAATCTGCTCAAGTGAAGTCAACCGATGCTCAAACTAAGCTCACTAATGAGACTACTGCTAATCAAGGTCTCATTCGCGATCAAATCGCGTCTCAAACTCAAGCTAATCAAGCAACTGCTCTTAATCAAACTTCCCAAGCTGAACTTAATTCTGCTGCCACTAGCCGCGTTAATCAGCAAATCAAGATTGAAAGTCCCAAGGCCGCTAACGCCGATCCTGATTCTGGCTGGGGTATTCCTCGTTTGCTCAAGCGTGGTGGCGATCTTTTCAATCCTTTTGATTTTTTCCGTTAATTTAATTTTATAGGTGTTTTTTATGTTTCTATCTCCTAAAGCTCGTCGTGTTCGTACTACCTTTTCCGGTGTTTCTCTCACACAACAATCTTCCAAAGATGAGTGTGATATTCATGTCATTATGCGTAAAGCAGAGAAACACGGTCTTGTTACTCACATCAACCAGCATGCTGGTTCTTACTCCAACATGATCTCTGCCCCTAATTATCATGAGGCTATGGTGATGCTCGCTAATGCGAATTCCATGTTCGAGTCTGTTCCTTCTAGTATTCGGGCTAAGTTCGGTAATGATCCTGCCCGTTTCCTTGATTTCATGCAGAATGCTGATAATCGTGACCGCATCGTCAAGATGGGTCTTGATGCTTCGCATCTTCCTCCTAGGGCT